AATTATTATATCAACAAGTAGTATTGGCATGGATAATATTCGTAAGAATATTATCTGTAGTCAATACATTTGTTGGAATAACGGTTTGAAACATTTTATCTCGTTGACAGAGAACTGTCGGTATTATCATTTTAAGAATTTATTAATTTTACTATTAGTACTTTCTTTGTTTTTATTAATTTAGTTTTGTTAGAATTTTAGGTAGTTAGAGCTTAACTGTTAGTACATGTGCCGGACGTGCAACCCTTTGGAGATTAGCTCCAGACTTTGCGGTAGGGCTCCCTCGGTGATTTTTACGGGTATATCCCCTAAATATCACTTTTTTGTTTGCTTATTCCTTATTGTTAGGAAAGGCTTGACTGTTTGTTTTTGAGTAAATCAAACGGGCTACGTGTGACGAATGTTAAACCTTGATTATTTTTAAGACGGTAGGACCGTAAAAAATTGACGAGCATATTATATAGTGAAACGAGCAGAAATACCTCTGAGAGTCTTTTGACTACAGGTTTCAATTTCGAGCTGCCACTTAATATATAGTACGTCAGGATTTTGTAATTAAGTTAGAACAACTAAGTCACATATTCAAGGTGTAATATGGACAAGTGTTTAAAATCAAATGAATTGGAAAAAGTATGTATGGATTATGGATTAACGGAATTTTTAAAAAGGACTATTGCTTCGTACGAGAAATCATGCGGAGGTTTTTATTATGTTAGGAAGATAGAAAGTAAATGTATATTATTAAATGTGCGTGGAAAAAGCGCGCATCACGTTTCATCTTCTGTTATTACTCGAATGGCTTTTTTGCATTCGGGTAAGTTTTTAAAGTATCGCGATTATACTATTTTTGTTTTTAATTTTGTAGTTTACAAGCCACAGTTTGGTTTGTCGGATATCCCCATTTTAGGAGGATTATCCACTTTTGTTATGGATAAGGTTTGTTTATTAAAAGGGCTAAAGGACGTTTCCCAGACCCCTGAATTTTCAGCTTATGTTATTGATATTGCCACTATTATGGCGGACTTGAATGGTTTTAAGTCCGTAACTACGTTTTTTTCTATTATTATGAGAGTTTATTCTTTGATTTTGAGATGGAGTGGTTTTAGGAGTGTACATAGGTACAACCCTGAGACTATTACCATTACCGACATTGCGCTAGGATTCGTGGCATATGGAGTGCCAGAATGGATTTTAAAGAAGGTTAGAGATTTTTCTACCTTAGTTAATGCTAGAGTGCAATTCGGCTCTTTATTTATGAAAGGAACTCGATATTTGTTAAGTATAATTAAGGATTTGTTATTGTTTTTTGGTGAAAAGTTTAATATAGTTACCTTTGTTAATATAGCTAGTTTTTTAAGTAAGGAGTTCGGGTGGATTACCCATCAGGACCAATTGGATGAGATGAATGCAATTTATGCGGAGTATGTTAGGAGACCCCAGATTATATTAGAGTTACCATATCGCCAGAGAGTTATGGCATTGGACGATCAAATAGGATATACGGTAGAATTAGAAGCCTATTTGGAAATACCCGAGATGAGACATCAGAAAGCTTTATATCATTCTTTTAAAAGTAATATTGTTAAGTTTGCTAAACATTTTGACACCACAACACGTCAGGAACCAGTTTGTATTGTATTTGAAGGAATCCCTAAATCTCGTAAGTCAGTTATGATGACGACTTACGCGGATTATTTGAGACATAAGAATAGAGCAGTTTATACGCACTCCGTTCCAGGAGTGACCGAAGGAAAGGATTTTTATGATAATTATGAGAACCAGTCAGTGTTTATGATGGACGACGTCGGACAGAAATCGTTGTCTCAATGGAGGCATATAATTAATTTTGTAGCCCCCATTAAGATGCCGTTGGAATGTGCAGTAGCCGAGAAGAAGAATACTAAGTTTTTTAATTCAGAGTTAATATTAGCGTCGACTAATGCGTTGACCGGTATTAACACTTTTACGTCAGCAGATTGTATAGCTAATAGAGGAGCGTTATTTCGTAGGATTCATGTGTTTAAGTTTAATTCCTCTACCCAGTATAATTTAGAGTATTTGAAGTATGATGGTGATGCAGGAGTATGGAAGAATGAATTTTTAGATCATATGTCAGATTGTGTTGAGCCAGTTACGTTTAAAGGTTCTTTTGATACCCGAGCGGATATGTTGAAATTGATAGCGTGGGTTCATAGAATAGTTACTCATGCGGAAAGGAAGAATAGAGAGTTTGCCGTTGCTGGAGAATTGTCGCGAGACGATTTGACCGCAATTGACAACTTAGCTTATCCCGGTGAGGGTGAGTTTGCAGATGCCTTAGAGGAGTTTGAGATGCGAGAGCCTTTTGGAGATTTTTTACCCGAGTCTTATTTTACAGATATGATAGAAGAGAGTACGAGCCAGTTGTTAGCAGTTAAGAATTATTTAGTGTCCAGGATAGCATCATGGACCACATCAGTAGTTGAGTCCCTTAGTACGGTTGGTACGGGGGAAATGTGTTATATGGCGCTTATGGCCTTAGGAGTAGGGCTGGGAGCGTATAGATTGTTTTTTAGAAATGATGAAGTAGTCGGAGATGAACTCGGATTAGGAAAGTTAGCTACTCAGTATAGATATGAGTCAGACGATATTAGCGATCACATCGCTAGTATGAGAGATAATTGTTTTTTCGCCACTGTAGAGTCAGAGATAGAAGGAGTTCAGAAGAAAGTTATTACCCAGTGTATCATGTCAGGAAATTACGTTTTGATGAATGATCACGCTGTTGGAAGTAATCCAATATTGAACATTTATAAGGATTACAATGCTTATAATCATAAGCATTTGATGTTTAATAATTTACCCGTTAAGATAGTAGAGAGATTATTGACCGAAGATTTGGTTATATTGGAGGTCGAAAGATTTCCTATATCGCCAATGAAGAGATTGAAGTGGGCCGCGGACGACACGTCCATGGACTATTTTAAAGCCAATAAAATGTTTTGTATTAACAGTGATTTGTGTAAGCCAGTTGTTAATAGGGCTAACGCGACCGTTAGTTCTAGTTTAATCACGTATGAGAGAGGTACAGTTTATAGTATACCTCCAGGAGGAGCTATTGAGTACGATATTACTTGTCCCGGTTTGTGCGGGAGTTTGTTAGTGACGGATGGTGGCATACCATTAGGCCACCACGTAGCAGGATCATCAGATGGAAAAGGAGTTATTAAATTATGGAGTCAAGATACTCGTAGGAAGTTGAAAGGATTGTTTAGTAGGAATGAAGCCCCATATTCTCCGGTTCATAAGGAGAGTGTGGAAGATTTTTCAGGTCTTCGATTTCGTCAAACAGACTTGAAAACTTCTAGAGTCCCCTCGAAGAGCGGGTTTGTGCCCACTCCCCTGAACGGAATTAGAGAGAGTGAAGAATTTGATAAGATCATGGAAGATCTGGAGAAGAATCCCATTGTGTCCCCGCCCGATCGTAAGGGCCCCGTGAATTTGAGAGCATTTGGAGGTAAAACGTTGGAGAAGATGGCTGCAAAGTCGTATAAACCAATACCTTCAATTTCTTTTAAGGAAGTTGAGTTTGCTAAGGAATGTTTGAGATCTATGATGTGTGATTTTAGTCCGATAACGGACCAGGAGACCGCATTTGGAAATGAGGATTTAACTGAGTTAAATAAGAAGTCTGTTAATGGATACGGATATGAGAAAGAGAAAGACAAGTATTTTAATTATGAGGAGAAAGTTATAAACCCGGAGTTTTTAGAAAGAGTTAGGAAGTTTGAAGATTCAGTTTTAGATGGAAGTGTTAAGGTTGAGGATTTATTATGTGTAGAATCGTTGAAAGATGAGTTGAGACCAGAAGGGAAAGTTAATAAGCCCCGTGCTTTTCGAATTTTGCCCCTTCATCATACGTTTTTAGTTAAGAAGTATTTAGGACAGTTATTTGTGTTTATTAAGAATAATATGTGGAAGAACGGTGTAGCTATAGGATTTAATCCTTACAAGGACTTCGACAAGTTGTATAAAGTGTTGAAGTCCAAGTATGGATTTTTCGATGGTGATTTTGGAAAGTACGACGGCAGTGCGCCGTCGCAGTTGCAGGACGCTATTAGAGATGTAGTAATGGAGTTTTTTAGTGGATCCGATAGAGAACGAGCAGTTTTGCTTGCTCTATTGGATTCTATGATTAGAAGTTGGGTGTTGACGAAAGAGAAGTTATATTTAACCACTCATTCGTTACCATCTGGTTGCTGGGTTACCGCGTTGTTTAATAGTTTTTTGAATAGGATGTTGACTGCGATTTGTTTGTATAGGAATAAACCCAATGCCACTGTGCTAGAGTGGAAGACTATTTCGGATTTTGTTTTAGGAGATGATAAGTTAGTAGGAGTACCGAAGTCGTTGTCGAAGTATGTAAATGCTTTAACTATGAAAGAGGTAGCGGAGTCGTTAGGTATGGAATATACAGACGCCCGCAAAGGAGAGATTACCGAACCGTTTAAGAAGTTAGAAGAATGCCAGTTTTTGAAGAGATCATTTTTGTATCACCCCGAATTGAATAAGTATGTTGGAGCGTTAGACGTGAATACCATCATAGAAACCCTACGATTTTTCGATTGTGGGAAAGTATATGAGGAAGCTATGTCTGGTAAGATGACGATGGTACAATTTGAATTGTTTTTATATGGAAATATGGGAGGATCTTTATTATCGTTAATAAAGAGACGCGCCAGAGAATCTGGAGTAGAGTTTCGTAGTTTTAGTTATTCCGAGATTGCAGAGTGTATGTTAGACCAGGATACTTATAGCTTCATTATGCAGGAAGTTAATAAGTATAATAGTTTAGCAATGTAGATTTGTAGTTTTAGTAGTTTAAGTTATGTAGTTTAGTTTTATTTTGATTTTTATTATAGTATTTTAGTTTATTTAGTTTAGTTTTTATTTTGATTTTTATTTACCATTAGTATTGCTTGAGAGCATTGAACGAATGAATACTAGTATCGCCTTCTAATATCCTTCCGCGAGGGATAGGGACGACTAGTATAGATTAGCGGAAACAGGAAGCAGGGACTTGGTATAGACCCTGCCGTAAATTGATATACCACAGAACAACCAATGATAGGAATAGACACCGCCTTTGCCAGAGTGTCCGCTTCGGATAATGTCCGAACAGATCAGACTATTTCAACGTCAGTTGCTAGTATCGATACTCGTACCATCGAGTGTACTAGTGATGTTGAGTTAGTCATGCCATCCATTCACATAAGTGATAAGTTTCGAATAGATACTTCCCCTTTTGTGAATCGCCCGTTTTACGTAGAGACTGTTCCTTGGGATTCGACCAAGACACAGTACTCTATTTTAACCCCCGCTTTGTATCATTTACCCCGAGATGTTTTTAGATCAAACCCTTCTTTGTTATCTGGATTGAAGATAGGATCTTTGTATAGGTCAGATTTAGATTTGCAGATTTCCGTAGCTGGCACGATTACTCATGCCGGTTGCGTTTTAGTAGGAGTTATACCCCCACTGGATTTTGAATTAGCCGCCGCGACTAGCGGGATCAGAATGATTAATACTATTTTGTCTGGACCTCATGCGTTTTTACATGCGAATGAGGCTTCTTCAGTTTGTTTGAAGGTTCCATGGTATTGTAATACGGATTTGGACTCGTTAGATGCCGAGTCAACTGCCACTTACATACCATCGGTTGGTTTAAATACCTTACCTTGCAATCAAGCGACATTAGTATTTGTTGTTATGAACCCGCTAGCCCCGAGTGATGGATCTTCCACCACTCTTAACATAACTGTTGAAGCTATTTTTAATAATTTGGACATTTATGTACCCACCCCCCGTTATGTCACGTATCAGGCCGAAAGTTATTTTACTAATTTAGCTACCGGTGCATTTGATGGAGCAGCAAAGTTTGCCAAGACGATTACGGGTGACGCTATCGACGGGATGAGAGGTTGGATTAGATCGTATACGGGTTTACACAACCCTAATACCCCAATCATTCATCACGCCGTACTTACGTCTACTCATAATCGTTTTAATAACGTTGATGTTACTTCGTTTGCGGAGAATTTGGATCCATATGCCAATATGGATCGAGTGGTTAGTGAGCCCATATTCCATTCCTTGCAGGATGAAATGGCTACGAACCACATAATAGGAAAGAGGCAGTATATTGGTTATTTCAGAGTTAACCAAAATGATGCCGTAGGGACCCGGCTTATGTCAAGGCCGATTGGTCCCTTTCAGGGAGGATTTTTTGGGATGTACGGTGGACCGTCCACTAGATTTGCTAATAATATAGAATTGATGGCGTTTATGTCTCGTGCTTGGAAAGGCTCGATTAAAATTCATATTCAGAGTGTCATGAACAATAAGCAGCAGGTAAAACTGCGCCTATTGCAAATGTACAATCCGTCAGCGAAGATAAGAACATCTTATCCCGTTTACAATACTATATTACAGGCTCCGTCCCATTTAATGGAGTTTACTGCGGGTGGCCAAACGCAGACGATAACTTTACCCTATTTGTCAAGGAATAGGTTGATGCCGATTCAAAAGAATTTTGAAACGACGTCATTGTTACACGGACAGTATTACGTGTATTTGGCTCAGCCCTTGGCGAATTCTAGTGGTTCGCCAGAGGACATTAATTTCAACGTTTATATGGAACTTTGTGATGACTTCGCTTTTTATGGGTATAGTACTGAGATACCGTACTCGTCACCCATTTTTAACACCCCCCGTGTTATTCCACCGCCAGTTGAAGCGGAGTTACCCACAGAAGAACCACGAAAGTTTCGTCCCGAAAGTTTGGAAGTGATGAATGCTCCTTCTAACCAGAAGGAGACGGTTCATAAGTTCATTCCTAGTGATGATTCTAGGTTGGTTCCCATTTTAGATGTTCGCCCTATCATTCGTCGCTTGTATCCGAGTGCAATTCTACCTTATAGAGGAGCAGCCGGAGAGAGCGTTGGTGTGACGGTTCAGCCGAGTTTTGACGTAGGAGAAGCCCCTTCTCTTTGCAATACCCCGACTGCGGCAATTTGTAGGATGTACTACGGCAAACATGCCGGCCTTAAGTACCGTATTGAGTTTGTTTCTGAGGAGGGTTATCCGGCAGAGTTGCAGGTGAAGATTTTCTTTTCGCCTACAACTATATCGGCTTGCTCCCCTTTTGGAGGAACATTGGGCTCAGCATTGTACTCAGGAGGACCGACTCAGGGTTCCGGATATGAGGAAACCAGTCAGGCCCAGTACCCTTTGAATTGCATCAAGATTCCGTCTGCATCAGGTAGGCTTATTTATGAATTCACTATTCCGAATACGTCTATGTTTAAATTCGTAGGGGGTCCGTCCAAGATGAACGAGGTCAGTACAGGTTACCAATATGCTTGTGAAGGCTTAGGAGAGGTCTTCATATCCTTGAGGTCTGAAAAGGACTTTAAGGGTAACATATTGGTGGAATCGGCGCTGACTGATGAGTCACGCTTAGGATTCCATTGTATTGCACCTATAGTAGATTGGTCAACCATTCAGTCCGTCACAGGAGCATGGGCTAACCCCAATACTCATGTTACGACGGTTGGTAACCCTGCGATTGCAGTTTTGTACTACACCAGGTTTTAGGGCAACCTGTAGTAGTATAGTTTGACATTACTTTAAATGTCCCGTGATTGGTAAATCAAGTGGCCTCAGCTTAATGAGGTTCTTTGGATGAGATTAAATCCCCGTGTGGCGCATAGGTTAGCGCCCTTCAGTGAAGAAGTAAAAACCCGCAGCACCCTTCGATATATATAAATCGGGGGGTATATAAATACGATTTATATATATTTAGTGCTGCGGCATTATGTATATAGAAACC